TTCTAATATTTTGATTGATCTTTCTTCTCTTGTCATATTCTCTCCATTTCACATAACAAATCGCTCAGCCAAGCCGCAGCTCAGCCCATCATACTTTAACTTCTTTACCATTCTTCCATCTTTTTACAATTCTGCCTTGTATAGGTTTTCTGTTTTGTGTTATTAGGTGAAGCTCATTTTTATCTGCTTTCCGGAAGAGTATGAAGCCATATTGTGCTTTAATGATGCATAGTTCCTTAACTCCTTTAGCAAGCAGTGAATCAACTATTATATCGAGTAATTCAATTTCTCTCATAGACTTAGTTATCTCCAGGTTCCAGTTATCATTGGGATAATACCAAGTTTGTTTTATATTAGTTTCCATTATTTCTCCTCTGTTCATTCCAGCATTTAATACACAATCCATCATGTTTCTTTGCATAGAATTTGCTGATTAATTCAGTGCAGCTCTTACATGATATCCGGTTATCTTTGATTTTATCCCATCCATCTTCAAAGGCTTTAGAATAGCCTGTACGAAGCTTATCTTTGTGAGTCATTATCTTTCTCCTCAAGTTTTTTAATTCTTTTTGCTAATTCGTTACAATAAACTATTAATCCTTTTTTCTCACCATAAATTAAGTCGTGAAAGAATGGATATTCGGATTGATCAAATTGTCTTACTTCCGGCTCCTTAAGTTTCTTTCTTCCTTTCACTAAAACATATCCGCAATTACTACATTTTATTCTCATGCTTCCTCCCAATCAATGAATTTACCATTTGATTTTTCATAATTTACTGCACTCGTCCAGAGCCCGCCATATCTGTTTTTTAATATTTCAACTACACCAAGGTTAGCAAGGTCATGATTCATAAAATCAATACCTTTAATTTTGATACCATCTTCCATGTTTTTATCGTCTTTATAGTTGTGAAAACTACAAATTCCGATCACTATATCGGCATCTTGCTCAATAGCTCCTGATTCTCTTAAATCAGATAATTTAGGTCGTTTATCTATTCTATTCTCCAATCCTCTGTTTAATTGTGAAAGAGCTATTACACAACAATTAAGATCACCTGCAATCATTTTAAGTTGTCTTGAATTTTCGGTGATCCGGTCAATCATCTTAGGATATTTTGGATTGCTCGTAAGCTGTAGATGATCAAGATAAATATTATCTAATCCACCCATAAATGATTTTGCTCTTATTGCTATTGCCCTAATGTCAACCGGCGTTATATTCCTTTTCGTGCTGATAAACATATTTAGATCGTGAAGAACCTCTGCTGCATAAGCTACCTTTTCAACTTCATCCTTTGTTTGATCATGAGTGTATTCTATTTTTCTATTATCAATTCCTGAAACATAAGAAAGCTGTTTGACCACCACATCATCTTCTTCCATCTCCATAGATATTATACAGCTTTTTTTATTATGATATCCTGATTGAATTGCGGACTGGATCATTAATGTTGATTTCCCATGAGCAGGTCTGCCAGCAATAACAATAAGCCTTCCTGCTTTAGGAATAACTTCTCTATCGATTGTCGATATACCAAGCCATGCAGACTGTTCTCCCTCACCAGTATCTTTTATTTTATCAATCTTAGCTAATGTATTTTTTAATGCTGATTGAAGTGAGTTTAATTTTTCTTCTGTTGAAGATGATGATATTGCATTAAATGTTTCAGATATTATTTCTTTTGGATCATTAATTTCACTATAACATTCATCAATGCCTTTTGTGTATGCAAGAATTTGTTTTCTTAACTCACTTTTTTCTCTCACTATCTTTATGTGATTTAAAATATTTGAAGGATCTGATACTAAATCTGACAGATCATTTACGAATTCAACACCTTTAACCATTTCAAGATATCCATCTTTCTTGAGCTGATCAATTAAAGTTAGAAGATCAACATCTATGTTTTTATTGAATAGTTTTTCTATTGTTATGAATAAAATTTTACTTCTCTTCAAATAGAAATCATCTTTTATTAATTCAGTTATTGATAATGCTATTGCATTCTTATCAAGCATCATTCCAGAAATGACACAATTCTCAGCAAAAGTATCGTTGGGAAGTTGTCGATGTTCTTCAGGCATAGTTTAATTTCTCCTTTTTCTTTGGCTCAGGATTAAAGTTGTTTTCTATTATTTCGTCAAACCAACATTTTTGGTTTACCCATGTTGAAAATTGTTTTGTATAAGTTTGATCTTTACCTTTTCTTGATTCAGTATATTCTTTGCATTTATTGAAAATCATATCAAATGATTCTGCTTTTTCTTTTTTAAGTTTTTCATATCCTTTTGATTTACCTTCTTTTCTCGGATAAGCAGAATAAATTTTATCAATCTGAGTTTCGGACATATACTCATTCTTATTATTCTTATTATTCTTATTATTCTTAGTAGTGGTTATCCGTTGGTTATCTATTGGTTGTTCGTTGGTTATCTGTTGGTTATCTTGTTGGTTATTTGTAATTTTATTAACTTGATAAATGTCGTAGTTGCAGATACTTATGACATGGTTATTGTTGGTTGTTTTGATGGTTATTTCTTGGGTATGTTCTAAATGATTTAGAGATGTTCTTATTTTTTGTACAGTTAACTTCAATTCAGTAGCTAATTTATCTCTTGATGTTATAAAGCTCCCTCGCTTAATTAATATACCTTGCCATTTCTTTTCTGTATAATTAGCTTTTAATAAACAATGCAGAAAAACCCGTAAAGTATTAGAATTATGATACCATTCCCAATCAAGAAATTTTCTATGTAGTTTTATAAACCCATTATCCATAGATGCTCCTATTCGCAGATAAATATTGTTGGAAATTCTTCTTCATCAAACCGACAAGATAATTCTTTTATTTCTACATCACAAATATTAGCGTAAGAATTATCTATAACACGAAGCTTAATATCTGCATTTGGATAAATCTCATCAAACTCCACTAATAATTTTAATAGTTTCTTTAGTTTCACAATATCCACCTACTCAGCTTTCGTTCTATTTGTTAGCCAACCATAAACCTCAGACCATAAATATCTCTTTTCAAGAATATCTGTTTTTGGAAGAGCAACCGGCATCCCAGCCTCTTCCCATTTTCTAATCGAATGGTGAGAACAGGGGAATCCATTATTTTGTAACATCTCCATTAATTTAGTTTGGCTTAGATGTGTTTCTTTCATTATTTTACCTCCAGCGTTATAATAACCTTCTTACCTAAAAATTTGATCGGGATAGTTAATGTCCCAAAATGAGTTGTGATCCTTGCTATCCTTACACATCCAGGTTCAAGTGTTCCGAAAGCATCTTTCCTCTTGGTTGGTAGCTGTGCTTTTCCAACAAATCGGATATGAGGCTTTACCTTTCCAATAAACAATCTTTCTTTCATTTTTCCTCCTTTTCAAACAGATGCAAGTAGAGAATATCGGCATAGGTTGTCAACATATATTTCCACAGATAGCCAGATAAATCAATAAAACAAGACATAACGTGTTTCATAAGAATAACTTAGGTGTGAAAATTTTCATTGACACTAAACATTAGTTTCGTGCAAAGGATAGTTTAGAATCAAAAAAGAATATATGTGACGGAGACAAAGAATGGATGCCACCACAATAGTTCCCCACAAAGGTAAGCAGATAGAATTTCTTGCTAATACTAAGAGATGGCTGTTTTACGGGGGTGCAAGGGGCGGCGGCAAAACTTTAGGTGGAGCATTCAAGGTTGCATATCAAGCACAAACTTATCATTACGAAGATGCTGAGGGTGAACATATCTCAAAGCATAAATATAAACAACAAGTCAAAAAATTTTTAAATCCAAATATTATAATTGACACTGTTTCTGTAGATTATCCTGAATACAGAGCATTAATAATCAGACGGACATTTGATGATCTCGAAAGAAACGTAAGACCTGAATGTGATAAACTCTACTTAAAAGACTCTCATGGAAACCCTTATGCTTACTGGTTAGATAAAAAGAAATGTTATATATTCCCCTCCGGTGCTAAAATATTCTTTGTTCACTGTAGAGATAGAAATGCTTTAACGAAGTATATTGGCGGTAACAACCATGTTATTTTTATTGATGAAGCAAATCAGTTCCCCTGGGAGTGGATGGAAGATATTTCTTCAAGTTGCAGATCGAGTCACGATATTATAAAGGCACAAATGATATTAACATCTAACCCTGGTGGGATAGGTCACTACTGGCTCAAAGATAAATTTGTAGATAAATGTGAACCAATTCCAGATGGGAATAAAATATATTATAAAGATTTTGATGTTTCAATTCAGCCATACAAAACAGGAAAACCATACACAGACAAAGATGGTGTTGAATGGCAATATATTCCAGCAACAGTATTTGATAATCCATCCCTCTTAAAAAATCCAGATTATGTTAGTGTTCTTAAAAACATAACCAACCCAGCTAAACGAGCTATGTGGCTTGAGGGAAGATGGGATGCTGCTCCAGGATTATTCTTTGATAATTTTATTTATGAAGATAATACAATTCAGGAAAAAGATTTTGTTTGGGGTGAAGAATTTTCATTACAAACACATGAGTTATTCCGGTTTATCGATTATGGAACTAAGAATGCAACCGCTGTTTTATTCGTTGCAGTAGACAAGAAACGTGGTAAAATGGTTATCTTTGATGAACTAATTATGGAGAGAGGCAACTTGGTGAAGAATGAATTTGATTTTGATTTTGATGTTAGTTCCGCTCCATCAATTCAGGCTAAAATGATACTTTCATATACGGCAGGTAAATATCCGTTCCTGAACGAAGATGATTTTGAAGAGAATATTGCCGATTCTCAAATGTGGCAAAAAGGTTCAGAAAAAAATGGAGTTCTTTATAGTCCGGCAGAATTATTTGAAGAAGCAGGATTGGAATTGACATCTTGCGGAAAGAAAGAGAGAGTTATTGAAGCCGCAGTTGTTTATAACGGATTCACAAAACCGGAAGATGGAATTCCTCAAATCAGGATCAGGGAAAATTGTTTTTATACGATTGAAACAATTCAGTCGATTGATCAAAATCCCAAAAACATAGATGATATTAATACTCAAGGTGACGATCATGCAATTGATGCCTTGAAATATGGTGCTAAGTTTATATATGGAACAATAATAGAACAAAAATCAAGAGAGAAAAGCTGGCGAGACGAACTAAAAACAGAAGGCTCTGACGAAGAGTATTCATGGAGAGCGGCATGAGTAGAAGAGAAAATGATATAGATCCAAGAGTTGATAAGGTTTTAAGATTGCACAGATATTCCGCTGATGCTTTCCTCTCAGCAAGAAAGTCATCTGAAAAGGCTATGCGTTACATTAATAATATTCAATGGCATCCAGACGATGTAGCACAAAACAAGAAGATGAAGAAACCTTATTTGACATATAATATTATGATCCCAATAATCAAAGCGCTAAAGGGTCACGAAGAGCTTATGCGAAGGCGACCAAAGATAAGATCGATTAACAACAAGGAAACCTATATCGCTGAAATACTCCAGGGAAGATTTAATGCAATAATGAATGAGCAGGATTATGCCGAAAAGAGATTATTGGTTTTTATTGATGCATTGGCTACAAGAATGGGTGGATGGGTTCAGAGGGATATTATTCCAAATGAATTAGGATATCTTGATTTCCATTATTCAGTTCCAAATAATATGAGAATTTATCTTGATCCTGAAACCAGACAATATGATTTATCTGATTCCGGTTGGCTCATTAAAGAGGGATGGTATTCACTTGAGGAAATTGAAGAGAAGTGGGGAATTGATAAAAATTTAGCTTACAAAGAAGCAGACTTAAAATTTTGGGAAAAGATTATTTACAGCATAAAACAAATGACTGAATCTTCATATAGCAAAGAAGATCATTATGATAAATACAATGATAAATATCGTGTTTATGAAATGCAGGAACGAGTTGAACAGCCATGTTACATTTTATTCAATGGAAGCGAATATGAATATGTTTTTAAATCTGAATATGACAAAAATAAAGAAGAATACAAAGGATTTGATATTGTTAAATCAGATACTAAAAAGCGAATGAAACTAATTACAGTTTCTCCATTCTTTGAAAATGTTGTATTGGATGATAGTTTCAGTAATCTCCCAACAAATAATTTTGATGTGTTCCCTGCATGGTGCTATAATTTTAATATTCAAAAATCTGAAACAACATCATTGGGTGAACTACTTATCGATCCACAAGATGATCTTAATGTTTCAATGAGTCAAATAAGAGAATTTGTTACTAAGTCTATCTCTTCGGCAATGTATGTTCCAAGGGATAAAAAGCTTGCTGAGGATATCCGCAAGCATGGTAATGCTGCAGGACAAGTTTATGATACAAAATCTGGAGACAATAAGCCTTACCGAATGGCTCCGGAAAATCTACAACAGGAAATATTACTTTCTGCACAACAACCAATTCAGCTTATCGCTGCTATATCAGGTGTTCAGGATGCTCTATTGGGAAGAGAAGGTAAAAGCTCTGAATCTGGTGCATTAAGACAGAGGAAAGTTGAAAGTGCCGCAGCAGCAATAAATGATTTCTTTCATAATTTATGGCTTATGGATCTACTTATTGCTAAAGATTATGTTGATTTGTTCCCTTATGTTTATAGTGAGAAAGATCGTATTATCAGGATAAAACAGGCAAGAGGAACATTTGACGAGCAGATTATAAATCTTGAATGGGGAAGTGAAGTTCTGAATAATGTTGAGAATCTCTCTATGTACGTTGAAATTGATCAAGGGGAAGATAGTGTTAATGTTCAGGAAGATGCCTTTGAAAAATGGCTGGCTCTTGCTAATGTTCTTGCCGGTATTAATCCTGCATTTGTTGATGTGAGAGGATTAGTTGAGAAAGCCCCAATTCCAGATGTTGATAGTTGGATAGA